GACTCTTCTATTTGTATATTTCTGATAAAAATTGAGGTATGGGGATATATATTTATATAACTACTTAACTTAAATCTGGATGTTGTTATGGACCCTATTAATTTCCTAGTACTCTAGCTTTCCCAAGCTACACCAATTGTTTGGTCCTTCCCAAGAAATTTTAAAGTTCAAGTTGTCCTCCATATTTACAAGTAAAATAGCTGCTATACCCTAGCACGGTTACCACCTATATCCCTAACCTACCTCTTATGTTGTAATACTACCGTTTTGTTTCCTATATTTAATATACAGCTTTTTTGCTTTTTTTGCAACAAGGCACCAAAAAAAATTTCGACAATTTTTTATTATATAAAACATATATATTTATAGGTAACAATACAATATGAAAAACCTAGATAGCCAAAGCTTGTTCAATATATTCTCCCAAGGAGATGAACAGATCTACGTAGAGCACAACGTCTCAGATGTTCTCGACAACTCGTTCGTACTATTTGGAATGGTTATAAGGGGAGTGGAAAACTATTTCATTATTGATCAGTTATACCAAAACAGGTATGAAAAACAGTACGAATTAGTAAGAGAAAAAATTAAATTGAAGTACTTCTCGGGGCTTATGGAATACCTTCGTAGGATCGGTACAATACCCGCAGATACGCTATACATCATCGAGGATGAGTTCGGAGGTCAAGCAATAAAATATGCTTTAGAGGAAATGATGCAATTCTTTGAGCAAATCGAGTACTATGAGCAGTGTATAATTTTAAAGAAATATTTCGACATTTTTTTCGATAAAAAGTTGCATTAACTAAATGTTATTCGTATATTTACATATACAATAAAAATAAAAGTTATGAGTGAATTTACACAGGATTTAATCCTACACTATTTTATGATTGGGAGCGTAGCTACCCTACTAATGGACCTAATGATTAGGTTTGTTAAAACTTCCGAGCCTTTTACTGTAACGGAAATACTAATAAGTATTACAATTTGGCCTGTGGTACTTATCGTGTTTATTATCAATATTTTTAGAAAAAATCAAGATGTATAAAGATAAAATAACTTTAGATAGGGCTAAGCAATTGCAATCGGTAGGAGATATTATAATCGTCGATGCTTCACCAGAGTCTCTTCCTCCCTTAGGAACTGAGGGGAAAACTTGGAAAGAAAATTTCAAAACACTACAAGCAAAGAGTAGGGATATATCTCCAGATAAACTACTTTCATTCTACAGTGCAAAATATACTATAGAGGTTATTGATGATTCCCAGAAGGACCTGGGGATATATTCGTGGAGGTATCTATCAGGTGTCGAGAATGGACAAGTTGCCAAAAAAGTTCAAGATAATATAGAATACATTTACGTACTTGTAAATGCGGGGTATCCAAGCCTTGTTAAGATAGGAATGACAACCAAAGAAGTACAGGGCAGAGTTACGGGTTTAAATGTCTCTAGTACGGTAGATGAATGGGTGGCTAAGTTTGCTCTTCCTGTATCTAAGGGAAATGCAATTAAGGTAGAACAAGCTGTACATAGGCACTTCTCCTCTTTGAGGGTTTCGTCGGATATGGGGAACAAAAGAGAGTTTTTTACCTTAGATCCTCTCACTGCTTTCGATAAAATTAGAGAGGTAGGAGCGATGTTTCAAGTAGGAAATCCTATAACCTATTAAAAATTAGTAGGAACTTAGGGGGAACTTATCGGTGAGGGAAGGGGATTATATATAAACTATGCGCGGTGAAACTTCAAGAGATTCTTCAACTGTTGTTTCTTTAAAAAAAAAGTGGTAACTTCTTCCTATAAGGGTCTAGCTAAGAAAGAAAAAGCAAGAGATTTAAAAATAAAAAAATTAATAAAAACAAAAACAAAATGAGAAACAAAGATTTATTTGTACAAAAATTAGAAAGATTCGAAGCAGAAGTAAAAAGTATGGGGTATAATATTCATAGAAATGAATTAGATACTGCTTATGGATTAGTAGAAGTACTATTAGAAAAAATAGGAGATTTAAGAACTCTTCTTAATACAGAGTCTCAAGACTAATGAGTTTATCTGCAGAGCAAATACAAAGTAATTGGGATAAGCATCTTAGGATAGTAGATACCTTTATAACGGGAGATCGTAAAGAGAAGTTAAAAGCTCTTTACTTAGATCTTTCCGAGGAAATGGTAATGGCTCCTGCTTCTGGTAAACCTACTTATCATAATGCTTTTGCTGGGGGGTATATAGATCATGTTAATCGTGTGGTTCATTGTGCCTTGAAAACTAGGGCATTGTGGGAAGAAATGGGAGCATCTATAGATTTTACAGATGAAGAATTAGTTTTTACAGCCCTTAATCATGACTTAGGAAAAATAGGTTCCAAAGGACAGCCCTACTATCTCCAGCAAACTGATAAGTGGAGACAGGATAAATTAGGGGAATTATATACCCACAATAAAGAACTATCTTACATGCTTATTCAAGACAGATCTCTATTTATCCTTCAGCAAGCAGGTGTATCAATTAATGAGAAAGAGTTTCTTGCTATTAAGCTACATGACGGACTATATGACGATGTAAACAAACCTTACTATATTTCATTTAATCCAGACTCTAAACTTAAAACTAATCTAGTTTATATCTTACACAATGCAGATTTCTTAGCATCTAAAATAGAATACGACGCTTGGAAAGCCTCAGGAGAAACTTCAACTCCTAAAGTAGAAAAGACAAAAGCAAGTACAGGAAAAACAGTTAATGCCTCAGAAGGTTTATTAAATTTAGTAAAAAATATTTAAGATGGAAATTTTAGCAATAATATTAGCAGTGGTTATTTTAGGATTAGGATATGTAGTATTTAACCTAAATCGCAAAGTAATTAAGCAAGAGGAGATCCTAGAATACCAAGTAGGTTATTTAAGAAATGTTTCGTATCTTATACAGGAGTCAAAAATATACGTAGAACAATTAGACGAGAAAGGTGCATTTAGATCTGATGATGAAGTTGGAGTTTTCTTCAACTTTATGAAAGAAATACAAGAAACAATAAATGCCTACCGTCTCCCAAAAGATTATGGCAAAACCACAGAATAAAGATAATTACTATTTTACCCAAGAAACAGAGGACGCAATCGTAAGATATAACGCATCCTCTGATCCTGTTTTTAGAGATAACCTTTTTACAAAAGAGATATACTATCCCCTCTATAAACTAGCAGAAAACATTATTCATACTTTTAAATTCTACTACCTAGATGTAGCAAGTATAGAGGATTTAAAACTTGATGTAGTAGCGATGCTAGTAGAAGAAAAGCTATTTAGATTTGATCCAACCAACGGAGCAAAAGCATTTTCTTACTTCCAAACCATAGTAAAAAGATGGTTAATAAATTACAATAATAAAAATTATAGAAAACTAAAACAGGTAGGATCGTTCGATGAAATGGAGGATTCTTATGAAGTTTTAGAGGGAGAATTAACTGAGAGGAGAATTAAATTAGCTACTATAGTTGACGAATTTGTACTGAATAGCTACAGTGAGATGAAAATTCTTTTTCCTAAAGAGCAAGAGGAAAGAGTAGCAGATGCTATACTGACTCTGTTTAGAACACGTCTTGATCTAGATATCTTCAAAAAGAAAGCATTGTATATTTACATCAGGGAAATGACAGATTGCGAGACACCAATCCTTACCAAAACAATTCAGAAACTAAAGGAAGAATTCTACAAAACACATAAAACCTACCAAGAAGCAGGATATCAAATCTATTAATGTATTTGATGATATTTATATAATAAATAAGCCATGGGATTAGAAACCACAATTTTCGGAACAAAGACAGTATCAGATATACTTAAAGAAATATATGATAACTCTCGAAGTAAGTCTAAGCAAGTAAATGCTCTTATAGGAGAATTAAAACCTCTTGTAGAGAATATAGGAGACGCTACTCTAGTTGTACCTATGATTAAAGAATACCTAGAGGTAGGAGTGAAAAATGATGAGCACTTAATTAAAATGGTAGCACTTGTACAGAGATTTGATAATGGAGGTAAAGGAGATCCTTCTGATCTATTTACTGCTGAAGAGTTGGCTAAGTTAATGGAACAGAGTGAGGAATTAGGAAAAACTATAGAGAAAAAAGCAGAGTAATGGCATTTAAGTCTCATTTTACAGCACGTACAGGTGCAAAGGCAGGAGGAGGTACTAAAGGTAGCTCAAACAGTACTTACGGCAGAGTTATAAAGACAATCCTTTCAATATCAGACCCAGACTGCAAAGACTCTTCTATGTTAAATGGGGTATTTTACAGAATCATGAAAAACGAAAGCGACGAGTCTTTAGACACTGCAATAGCAGACTCAGTTAAGTTTGCCAAACAAGGAAGCTCTACTTTTAGGGTAGTTCCAATGGAAGGAGAGATAGTAGAAATTACTTCTGAACCAGCTCCAAATAGTCCAACAGGAAAAGTACAGTACTGGACTAAAGTTGTAAATGTATGGAATCACCCACACCACAACTCAAGCCCAGACACCAAACAACCCAATTGGCAAGATAGGCTACTAGGAGGCAATAAGGAGCAATCAACGATAAACCCACTTCAGATTAATTCTGGAGATCTTTTAATAGAGGGACGGTTAGGTCAATCTATTCGGTTTGGAGGAAATAGAGGATCTAACTTAGATCTAATTAATAGTGCAAATAACGGTAAACCTATTATTTTAATAAGTAATGGGCAGATTGAGACAAAGGAAGGAGATAGTGCCATTTATGAAGATATTAATAAAGATACGAACTCTATATACCTACTATCAGATCATAAAACTTCCCTTAAATCAGCAAATAATAAAAGAGATTCTTACGATACAGTACCACTTGCATCTGACCAGTATATAGGTAATCAAGTACTTATAAATGGAGGAAGATTATATTTTAACGCAAAAAATGATTCTGCCTTCATCTCAGCAAAAGAATCAATAGGACTGAATGCAAAAACAATAAATATAGATGCAGATAGTTATTTTTGTATAGATGCAAAGAATATTTACTTAGGAAAAGCAGCAAGAACAGCAACTACAAAAGAACCTGTCATATTAGGAATTCAATTAGAAAATTGGTTAACAACTCTTCTAGATACCCTAGAGAGTGTAGCTAATGCAATGTCAACAGCTACAACCCCCTTAGGAGGTCCTGTAACACAGCTAATAGCCACAGGTCCAGAACTTAAAGCAGTTGTAGGTTTATTAAAGTCACAAGTAATAACATTTCAATCTAAAAAAGTATTTACAGAGTAATGGCAGATGTAGTAGGACAAACACAAGCAGCAGTAGATAGTTCAATGGCAAAAGCTAGAGAAGCTCAACAAAAATTTGAAGAAGCAAAAGCTAAATTTGAGGAGGTAAAAGCAAAAGCAGATGCAGCAGCTAAAAAAGCTAAGGAAGCTCAGCAAAAAATAAAAGAAGCTCAAGCAGCATTTAAAGCAGCAGGAGGAATATCAGGAGGAGGAATTTCTGCAATAGTAGCAGTATTAGTGGGAACATTAAGAGCACAACTAGTACTTATAGTACAGAAGGAGGTATTTAAAATGCTAAATAAGTTTATAAACCAATGTCCAAATCCTAAAGATCTACAAAGAATTATTAAAGTTAGAAATAACTTACTTAAAAACATAAACAGCTTTCAAAAAAGAATAGACAAGCTAGCAAAAATTGCACAAACGTTACTAATTACAGTAACAGTAGTTAAGTTACTAATAAAAGTAATAAAATCTATACCTATTCCTACAGCCATAATTCCTCCACAAGTAGGAGGTTTTGGTATCCCACTTAAGGTTCCAACAACCTATGGTGATGCTTTAATTAAGTTAAATAAAACACTAGACAAACTAATAGCCGAAGCCGCAGCTATTACAGCACTTATAGCAGCAGTTTCTGCAATAATAAAAAGTCTAAAACAGAGATTAGAGTCAATAGATGCACAGATACAAGCATGTATAAAAAACCCAACACAAGCACTAGAACAAGCTAGTGTAGCGGAGTCTAGTGCAAACAGTACACCACAAGAAGATTTTTATTATAAAGGATATAAATTAGAAATAGTACAAGATATAGTAGACTTTAAGCTTGCACCTAAAAGACACGCAATAGCTATAGATAATAGGGGAATACAGGTATTACAAGGACCTTCTTCTTTTAGCTCATCAACACAAATTTTACTAGACGAACTAAAATTTCGTATAGATCAATTATTATAACATAACTATTTATTAATATGAAGTTAGATTTATTAAAAAAACTAATAAAAGAAGCAGTAAGTGAAGCGGTTCGAGAAGAATTAGGTAAAATTCTTTCAGAAGACGTACAACCAGTTCAAACACTAGCAGGCACAGCAACAAAGTATGAAAGCTACAGACCAGTAGTAGCAAGACCAGTTCCTACAGGAGATCCTATAGCAGATCTAATGAATGAGACAAAATATTCCATGACTCAAGGCGAATATCAAAGTATAGTAAGCGCAACATCGGACATGGTACAAGCACCAGGATTAGGAATGAATCCAATACAACAATTCAGACAAGGACCAGAACCAGGATTAGATATTACCCAATTTGATTTCATGATGAAGGCTGGGGAAGTTTACAAAGCATCAATAGAAAAAGATAAACAAAGATTCGGAGCATAATGGCATTTGAAGTACAAAGAATTAATCCTTTAGATTTACAACCAAGAAAAGCAGTAGGAATTAGCTTACCTTTTTCTGCTAAGGCAGTATTTAATTCAACATATACGACAAAAGATGCTTTAAAAGCTAACATAGTAAATTACTTTCTTACTGAAAAAGGAGAAAGGTTTTTAAATCCAAATCTTGGTGCAGGACTTAGAGCTCTTATCTTTGACCAAATGACGGAAGATAAGATAGAAGAGATAAAGTATGTAGTATCACAAGGTATAGCTGATTGGTTTCCTAATGTAGTAGTCAACGACATACAGGTAGGAAGTAACCCAGACACAAATACTACCACAATCTACCTAAGCTATAGTGTAGCACAAACAAATATACAAGACGAACTAGTAATTAATTTTGAACAATAATGGCTCAAGATAGAGATATAAAATACGTAAATAAGGACTTTGGGGACTTCAGAAGCCAATTAATAGAGTACGCTAAGAATTACTTCCCAGACTCCTATAACGACTTCTCACCTACATCACCAGGTATGATGTTTATAGAGATGGCAGCTTACGTAGGAGACGTCTTATCCTTCTATCAAGATACTCAACTACAAGAGACATATCTTCAACACGCCAAGAACCCAGCCAACCTATATAACTTAGCCTATATGATGGGGTATCGTCCAAAGATAACAACCCCTTCAGAAGTAGGTATTGAGGTTTCTCAAGTAGTAGGAGCCACAGGAGGTAATCCAAACTGGAACCAAGCCCTACAAATCCCAGCAAATACACAGCTAAAATCAACAGCAACAGGAAACGCAAATTTCCTCATAACTAAGCCTATTGACTTTACCTTCTCAAGCTCTTATGACGATACGGTAGTAACAGTAGAAACTTTAGCAAGTGGAAATCCTAGTCAATTCAGATTAACTAAGGCAGTAAACGCAATATCTGGAGAAGTTAAGACAATTATACAAGCAATAACCTCTGTAGAAAAGTTTAAAACAATAACCATTGATGATACTAACATTATAGGAGTATTATCTATAACAGAGAACTCAGGAGCCACTATTTGGTATGAAGTTCCATTTTTAGGACAAGATACAGTCTTTGTTGATAATACCAACAACGATCCTGATAAACAAGTAGTACCATACAGCCTAACACTTCAAAGAGTTCCTAGAAGATTTGTAACAAGATATACATCAACAGGGCAATTACAAATACAATTTGGAGCAGGTATTAGCGGGCAAGACGACTCAGTCCTAACACCTGACCCAACTAACGTAGGATTTGGATCAAACCAAGGAGTTTCCAGAATTGACTACGCATACGATCCATCAAACTTTTTATCAACAAAATCATACGGGTTAGCCCCATCAAACACCACTCTCACTATACAGTATTTAGTAGGAGGAGGAGTACAGTCTAATGCACCTGCAAACACAGTAAACACTTTAATAGGGTACGGATCAACACCAACAGCAACAGATAATTCACAACTAAGCACAGTGGTATTTAATAATCCTCAAGCAGCAGTAGGAGGTAGAGATGGAGATACAGTTGACGAATTAAGAGAAAACTCTTTAAGAGCCTTTAACGAACAAGGAAGAGCGGTAACACTCCAAGACTACACAGTTAGAGCATTATCAATGGCATCTAAATACGGATCAATTGCAAAAGTTTATATAACCCAAGATCAATTAACAAATCCAAATAGCACTACAGACAGCATAGTAGATAGCAATCCACTATCACTATCTCTATACACCCTAGCCTACGACAATAATAAAAATCTAACTCCAACAACAAGTACCCTGAGAAGTAACCTAAAAGTCTACCTATCAGAATATATGATACTAACAGATGCTATCAACATTAAAGATGCCTTTATAGTAAATATTGGAATTAATTTTGATATTATAGTAAAGCCAAACTATATAGGAAGAGACGTCTTACTTGCTTGCACAAATCGACTAAAGGACTATTTTGATATAACAAAATGGAATATTAACCAACCAATCAATCTTTCAAGTATTTACACGCTTCTTGATCAAGAGAAGGGTGTTCAAACAGTACAAAAAGTAGAAGTAGTAAATAAAGCAGGAGATGTATACTCACAATATGCATACGACATACCAGGAGCAACTAGAAACAACATAGTTTACCCATCATATGACCCATGCATATTTGAAATAAAATTCCCAGACACAGATATTAAAGGAAGAATAACAACACTATAACATGGCAGTATACAGAATATTTCCCGAAAAGGATACGTTTATATCCTCAGAAGTCCCAACAGGTAATGCTGGAAAGGATGAAATAATTGAAATAGGTGGATATCCGGACCTCTCCCTTACAGGAGAAACTAACCGAATACTTATTCAATACAGTACTTCTGAAATCCAAGATGTAATAGCGAATAAGGTTAAAACTGCTACATACAGTGCTAGCTTGAATTTATACCTAGCAGACGCCTACGAACTGCCAGTAGACTTCAAACTATACGTATATCCAATATACGGATCATGGGATAACGGGACAGGCAAGTTTGGAGACACCCCAGTAAATACGTCAGGAGCTTCTTGGCAGTATAGACAAGCAGGATTATCCTCAGCCTGGAGCACATTTTCATTTGCAGCAGGAGTAACCGCATCTTTTCAATCAGGGTCAAACCAAGGAGGAGGAAACTGGTACACAGGATCGGCAGGAATCAATTTAGAGTTTACACAATCATACATTTTAAACTCTTCTAATGATGTTAGTATAAATGTAACAAAAGCCATACAACTATTTAACGCAAACACTCTTAGTAATAACGGGTTTATCGTAAAACTACCAAACGATCTAGAATTTAACACCACATCCTCTATCAGACTAAAATACTATGGTGCAGACACAAATACAATCTACCCACCATTCTTAGAATTCAAATGGGACGACAGCACATACAGTACAGGTTCGCTATCAGTTCTTTCAAATAGCACTTCAATAATCAATCTTACAAATAATAAAGGAAGGTATGCAGATAGTGGTACACAGAGATTTAGAATGTCAGCAAGACCTAAATATCCCGTAAGATCTTTTACAACATCATCAGCCTACCTAACCAACTACGCCCTTCCATCAGCCTCCTATTGGGGATTGCGAGATGAGAATACAGAAGAAATGGTAGTTGATTTTGACACTAGCTTTACAAAAATAAGCTGCGATTCAAACGGAGCATTCTTTGACGTATACATGGATGGGTTGCAACCTGAAAGATATTATCGTATCTTGGTTAAGACAACTTTAGATGGAAGCACTACAGTAGTGGATAATCAGAATATATTTAAAGTAGTAAGAAATGGCTAATGATATTCAGTTACAAAAAACGGTATTTGGTAAAGT